AGAGTTCCATATCTCCATGTTTCTCCCACAGATTCGTTCTCTATTCTAAGAGACACTAATCTTCCCCTTGCTCTGGTATCTACTTTATCAGTTGTTGACGTAACTGTAAAGGGTCCAAGTGGAGAACTAACTGGAGTGTCATCAGGAAAATCACTCACAAAAAGAGTTATTTTAGCACTGCCCTCTTGGTATTTAAAATCAGGTATAAATCTTCTAACAGACATAATAAACTCTCCATCTCCTCTATAATCAGCCACACCAGTCGCTTGACCCAGAGCACTTCTTCTAGAAGTTATGTCATAGTCTCCAGATCTAATAAACGCAGGTATAGCGGTTGTGGATGTACTATTCACTTGATCTGTGCCTGTTTCATGTTCGTAATATATAGAGGCTCCATATTTATTTGTTATTCCTAAAATATCTGGAAACACGGGGGTTAGAGTTTGATCGTAATCAGTAGCATACGGTTTATCAAATACACCTTGGTCTTGATATGTGGTTCTATCGAGAGTAGAGGTAGTCCAACAATTTTCTGCATAATTATAGGTCACACATCTATCAATTTGATCAGATCCATCTTTTGCATAAAACCAATTTACCTCAGTATATAGATTATTAGGACCAGCAAAAATAACATCACTAGAACCAAAGTTTAATCCTAGATTATCCCCATCTGTTGTAAAAACAAAATCCTCTACTAAAGATGGTAAAGATTTAACTGTTCCGTCGTATGCAAAAAATCCTCCCTGAGTTCCCATCCAAAACACAGCTCCATTAACATATGTGGCTGCATGTTGACCTATGCATCCACAATTTGTACCTACTTGTCTGACTGAAAAAGTAAATGGTGGACCTACAAACTGAACGACGTACGCAGCTAGATCGGTGATTACAAAAACATAATCTTTACCTTGAAGAGCCGCTCTTATTTCGTTACCAGTATCTAATCTAAAAGTTCCTGCCGTATTGGTGGCGGTGGGAGCATAAGTATTTAAATCTTCTTGATTAGAAAATCTTACAAACATAGGATCTTGCGTAGTGGTGTCACCAATAGTTGTCTCTGTTCCAAAGTGAAATAAATGTCTATCTCTGTCAGATACTAATGTAAATCTACTGGCTGTAGGATTGTTTGTAGTTTGAAAGTTTGAAGTTGTTTTAGAGGCTCTAATTGTTCTAGCATTTGAAGCTCCAGCGTTCCAAGTAAAAGTTTGTCCATTAAATATTGTAGCCACTAAAACTTCACCAAAATTATCAAGACTCCAGTTTCCTGGATCTAAAACAACGTCACTTGTTGCTCTAGCCGTTCCCCACGTAGATGTATTCCAAGTAGAAGTACCCCATCCATATCCAGTTGTTTGTGTGGTTGGCCCCACAATAACATAAGGATTAACAGTTGCAGCTCCAGCGGCAGTCATTCCAGAACCTGTTTCCACGCTAGCTGCCTGTATTGTAAATTTATCAATATCAGGGACAGTTAATATTTCATAAGTTTTTTGTAAATCTGCGGCTGTAAATGCACTGGCTCCAGTTACTGTTACAGCCGATAAAGTAATATATCTTCCCACCGCTAATCCATGAGATCCTTTATTAATTGTAACAACGTTTGAGTTATTAACAGTGGTGATAGTGCATCCCGTAATCGCTGTATCTAACGGACTAATGTCATAAAAATCATTTCCGTAATATAAAAATAAACCTTGTGATGTTCCAATGGCTGCATATTTTTCACCAGCAAAACTAGAAAAAGCTACTTGTGCTCTACCAGCACCTGGAAGAGTTTTATTAGCTGCAGTTAACTGAAGCCATCCCCCTATTTTTTCAGGTAAACCATATCTAAATCTAACAAAATCACCATCAGTCCATTGACCTTCAGCCCCCGATTCTGTGTCTTGTTTGTTAAAACCAGCCTTGAAATTTAATTTTTGTAGCATATAATACCTTATATATTACTTTTATAATGAATGAAAGATCCAAATGAATGAAAAAACAGCTAATATAGATAACTTTATAGGTATTTACGATAATTATATTCTTAAATCAGAGTGTGATAAAGCTATAAAATTTTTTGAAGATCAAGATAAATTTAAAAAAACTTTAAATAGAGTCGCTTTTGAAAATGCATCCGTTTTAGATAAACAAGATCAGCAATGTTTTGCAATGCCTAACAACATTAATGTATGGTGGAGAGAATTAAAATCCTTAATTATTAATTTTGATATGGCATTTAAACACTATGAGAAAACCACTGGAGCTAGGGAGGCTTATGGTATAGATCAATTTTATTTTACGGATATAAAGATTCAAAAAACTTTACCTACAGAGGGATATCATATTTGGCATGTTGAGCATGGTAGAGGATATGATACGGAGCCCAGAGCGTTTGCTTTTTCTGTTTATTTAAATGATATAGAAGAAGGTGGTGAAACAGAGTTTTTACATTTTTCAAAAAGAGTAAAACCTAAAACAGGCAGGATAGTTATTTGGCCTGCTGCTTTTCCTTATGTTCATAGAGGTAATCCACCCTTATCTGGAGAAAAATATATTCTAACATCCTGGATGAAACTCAATGCAGACAGGTAAAACTTTTACGGATTAGAAGTATAGGATGTAGGTCTGGCACCTAGTCTAGCAAGTTTATCAGATTCAGATTCACCCTCCACGTTATCATCGTCCCAGGTATTTTGTAATTTTACTAATTGAGCAGCATCCCATTTATCTATAAATTGACTTTGAAAGTCTCCTAACACAGCTGGATCATAAATAGAATGAGGAGTCTCATCTCTATATTCTACAGAATCTGTAGGTACACTATTTCCGTATTGGATAGCCCAAATATTTGCAAATTTTGCTTCATTCCAAATAGGATCATCTTTAAGTCTGTGCCCTGCACCTTCCTCTGCCCCCTCATCATATTTTTTAGTTATTTTCTTATCGTCAAATACTACTACCCATCTTGAGTTTGTTGCCATATTTTCTCCTATGTTTTAATTATATAGATTACTGCTAAGTAAGGTTGTAAAACTGAAGTTGAATCACCTGTAAAAGTTGCACTCATGTTGTGAGAGTGACCTGAGTCTCCTCCAGTACTAC